GCTCTTCTCTCTTCAAACCCCCTAAATAGGGTGTTTCCCGGGGCAAGGTGCCCCGGTCCCCGCCTGTGAACCGCACAGGCACGGTCGGACTACCAGGACAGAAGTCCTGTCTGGCCGGCTTGCTAAAGGCCACGCACCGAGTGCGCCTGGAGTTATACTCTCCAGCAGAGTCCTCGAGTCAAGGTCGCGGGTGACATGCATGCGAAGCTTCGCATGCCACCGATTAACCCTAACGAAGGAGATTTATGACCAGCAAAAGTTGTTAACCCACCCATGGCCCATGACTGGGCCATTCAGGCGTAACACCCTGACGGTAAGTAAGAGACTGTTTTACGGTCCCATACTCCGGTTCCCTCAGTTTTGGAGCCTTAAAGAGGTCGATCTCAATGACCGGCCTCCGATCCACAGGCATAAAGCCAGCGGGGACTCTTCTCACCACCTTCACAGGTGGCGGGGTAAACTTGACCACTTGGGACTGATACAGCCCCAGAGTAAGACCAGGTTCCCCACCCGAGAGAGGTTTGCGGGCAATCCGCAATACCGTTTTGAGCCGATAACCTAGAGGATAGCCGCCATACTGGCGACCTTTGATCATCACCATGCCTTGAAAGACAGGGCTAGGACGGGCTTCGTCAAAATCCTTGACAAGACCCCGCCCAAGATCTTCCTCCGGGAGATGCCAGTTAGGGGGGATGGCAGTTGCCTTCCCTTTGGCTGACAATCTGGACAGCACGTAATCGTACGCGTCTTTGACGCGCGCGTCGTACCCATAGTCCAAAGCGGCCCACTTCTTAATGTTGTTCGCAAGAACAACAAGCCCGACGTCGTCCTGAGGGACATAGTCGAGATAGAAGGGTGTAACGTTAGCACCGCTACGGTAGTGCTCTCCACAGCTTTCGCGAAAGGGAGTTTCCCCCCAAAAGGACTTGTCCTTATTAACGCGAAAACCCACCCAATCAAAAACCTTGACTAGGAGGTCCACTGCTTCACTGGGGACAATAATATCATCCCCATAAACACTAATATGCTCCGTAGGGAGCCCAAGATAGACGCAAGCTGAGTGTGCAAGAGCAAAGAAAATCATGCTCTCAAGCTCAAAGGTGTAGCCATTTCCCATGGCCGACCATTGCTCGTTTTCGAGCAACTTGCATTTCCGACTAGCGTCTTTGTTATTAACCCGGCAGGTGGAGACACGAAGTGCCTCCATAACACGGAACCATAAAGGATCCATATCTTGCCGTTTGAACCCGGTATCTCCGGGATGGTTGCCTATTAGCTCCCATACTAGGGAACTTGTTAGGCTATCGCTTGCAGCGGATAAATCGATCGTGGCCAGATGGCCATCGATGCTCCCCTGTTTCGCGAGACGCTGATTTCGGCTTTGGTCGTTAAGATCAACACCGTGACGCCAAAGGCGCCTGCGTAGCATAGTCCCAATGGACAACTGCAACGCTACATTGCCCGAAGGCTGACGTTTGATCACTCGACCAGTCTTGGCGTTCTTGGGAACAACCAAGAGCTCCTCGAAGGGTACAAGGGCCGGATTCTGGACAACACCACTTTTAACAGAGGAGTATGCCCAACCAGGGGTCATGGAATAGACCGCCTGAACCAGACCGTATGCATCCGGAGAAGCATTGGGGGGTTCCGAGAGTTTCGACCATAAGTCGGAGTTCTCCATGCTCCGAGTGGCCGTACTGCCCGGTCCGTGCCTCACACCGTCAACGAACTCAGACCACTTAAAAGGGCCAAGGATAGACACACATTTTCTGCCCGCAAGGCGGATTACCTCGCAGACCCCGGAATCGTCCGGACGTGCCTTCCCAACCCGATCATTGGTGGTTTTGTTTATCGCTTCCTGAGCCATATAGGCCTGGATGGCGACTTCGTTCGTATCTATACCTAGGTCGAAACCCGGGTATTTCCTGAGCACCTCTTTCATGAGGTACTTTTCCCGAAACATGGAGTCTTCGGGATCAGGAAACCTCATGTCTACCAGATCACCGGCCGAAGGTACGGAGCTACCCCCCGAGAGGGGGACAAGTCCAAGCCCGCTAGCCAGTAGTCCAGCGAAAACATGAGGATCGAAGCGACGAGTGTGATGGCGAGAACGTATAGCAGGACGCTTAATACGCTTTTCCATGGGTTTGACTCCAATAGAGCAGCTACGGGAAAATCCCGCAGGCTGGTAAACACCTCACGGATGAGATGAGTGATTGCGCCTACGAGCAGTTGCTTAGTAGACCCAATCATCATCGTCCATAACCTCGGTAACGATATCAGCGTCAAGCAGGGCTTGCGCCAACAGGTACCGAACGATCTGCGTCTGGGAATCAACCCAGCCCACAGGGACAATGACCTCAGCCTTAGCTGTCGCGAAGTCGAGGACAGACTTAACCGTCTGATCACCCACAGTCTCTTCGGAGACACGCGGCAGTTTGAGATCCAGATACACCGTGCGCACGGTACCGTTAGCCTTCTTGCGAAGGGTGAGGGTCTCGCGCCCTGAGGGCAAGGACTGCCCCAGGTTCTGATACACGGCCGTGAGGCCGTCAACAGTACGCGGGCTGTACACGTGGTTTACTGGGGTCGACGCATTGTCGACAAGGGTAATGGCCTGGTTATCAGGCATAGGATTTCTCCGTGGAGCAAAGGCTCCATTGGTTGAAGTTCACAGCTTGAATTGCTGGCGTAGGAGCCCAAGGGCGTCCAACCAGTGTTTCCAGGACTGCGTGTCAGGAGTGAAGTGGAGGGAAGGCAAAGGAGTACCCGTGTACGCAGTCCGCGTATACTTCAAGTACCCCACCTCCAAGAACCCAGGATCAGTAATTTCCGATCCTGAATCGTAGACACTATAAGCAGTTTGAATTATCTTGCTGCCTACGGTCTTCGAACCACCTACGAAAGTTAAGCCGCAATCCGCGGAAAACCCCTGGAGGAAGTCACCAACTGAAACGAACCAGTCAATAACGAACGACCAAGGCATTAACTCCCATAAGACGACCGCGGGGTTGTCGAGTCCCAGGATTTTCATCGTGACAGCATAGTCAGAGTCGATTCGGTAATCGAGCCTGATTTTTGCAAAATCATCACGCTGCGTGCTGTACAAATGACGGCACGCCCCTGGGCCGATCCCGTTATATCTGGTTCCCGTCGTCACCGATCTCTCGGCGGAAACGGTTTTACCAGCCTTAACGGTCATCATGTAGGCTCCTTGCTCCTGTAAGGCGTCCAAGGCTTCAACAGCCCCATAGACGTCCATAAGGAGCGGCAGCCACCCGTAACGAAACTCGAGCCACGCACCGGCCAGATCCTTGCTACCCTTGCGGGCAAGCTTGGCAAAGGCCTTAGCATAACTCGAGGTCCCTCTGGGCACCCGCCCGTGCTTGAAGTCGTCGAATAAACGACGGAACTTGTTCATCCGGTCAACAATCATGTCAACCGTCTGAGCACGCTCACCCCAAGCCACAGCAAGGTTTACCTTCTGGTTCACCATCCGCTGCAGGGCTTCATTAACAGCCTCCCCCTCAACAGCAGCTAGATTAGCTGCAGTGGGGCCATAAGTGGAGTTCCAACGAGGTCCATTAAAGGGACCTGATCCGTTCCTATAAGCCCAGTAGGCGGGTCTGACGCTTTCGCGACGAAACTCACCACTGTAACCCATCGGTGGACGCCAACCGGACGGAGTCGCCGTCGTCTTCACAGACGCCGGATACTTCTTGTACTGGGAAGAGCCGAGCAACATTCCTGTTGCGGCGCTCTCAACCCCAGTGTACCAGTTGAATTGCGGTATAGTGACGAGAGAAATACTCTCGGTATACCCGTCGAAAGCACTATGAGGCATAAACAAACAACCCTCAGCAAAGTAGGAGGTGAACAGGCACCCAATGTGGGAGCATTACCCCAAGACGTAGAGTACATTCCTATGTACCCTACACCAGGAGCGCAGGCTCCGAGAAGACTCCGTCGCTGACAAAGCGATCGGGGGTCT